TTACTTCTTCGCCTCTGCAACCACTTTGCTACCCACGCCGCGGTTATTGTATTCCCACATGCGGTTGTAGTTAGTGTCATTCAGATTACGCTGTACTTCGTCGTTATCATCAACGTTGCCAGTATTACCCGCAAACGGACGATTGGAAATCACCGCATCGGCCCACGGTTTAGCCGTGTTAAAACCTTCGTTGATGGCGCTATCACGGATCACCACCTGACCGTTGGTATTGGCATCAACATCCAGCGAGCGGCCCAGTTGCGCCACGCCATCACCGGAAGCATTGAAACGGCTGTTTACGGCGAGGAAACCGTAATAGATGTTAGACAGCGTAGCCGGTGCAAACACATACGCTTCTTGCTGAGTACGTGAGTTCACCACGCGGAATTCGGTATTATCGAACACCACTGCGCCGCGACCAGAAACGATATCCACATCCCCTTCAATGTAACTGTTGGTCACCAGAGTACGCGGCTGACGGTTGGTTTCCAGACGGTTTTGCACACCACTGTTGGTGACAAAGAATGTATTCTGACGACCGAGAATGTTGACGTTATTGATCTGCACTTTGTCGCCATCAGTACGCAGTGCCACCGCCGGATGGTTACCCGCATCTACGCTATCACCCAGCGTGTTTTCGATGGTCAGGTTTTGCAGTTGCAGGCCATTGTTTTGTGACCAGAAGACCGCAGAGCAGAGAACGCCGATACTGTCGCTGCGTTTGCTCTGGCAGCTATCGTACATATACCACGCTGGTTTACCTGGCATATATTTGCCGCGCGGGTTGACGTCGTGACGCCAGTCGGCAGGGCTCATGCCCCCATCAAGGGAAAGCCCAATCTTCACATCAATCGGTTTTTCACCTGTACCGTACAGAGTAATTCCACCCGGAGCGGCAGGGACATACACCGTTCCCTGATATTCACCAGGCATCACGGCAATATACTGGCGCTTGTTGGTGCGCTTGATAATTGCCGCATCTACCGCCGCCTGAATCGTGGTATGCGTTACACCCGGAGTACCCGCCGGGCCGACAACAAAGTCAGGTTGTGCAGGCAGAGTAATCGGTGATGGATTCCATGATGCTGCGCCCGGCGTCAGGGACGCAAAATAGTGTTGAGCATCGAAATTCTGCGCTTCTTTTGCCGACAGAATCGGGCGAGAAGAGGTACCAGGCGCGGTTTGATCAGAAGGACGTTGATCGGGTGGTGTTGAGCTACAGGCGGTCAGCGTCACGCCAAAAGCCAATGCCAGCGCCAGACGGGAAACTGAAAATGTATTCACAGGTTGCTCCGGGCTATGAAATAGAAAAATGAATCCGTTGAAGCCTGCTTTTTTATACTAAGTTGGCATTATAAAAAAGCATTGCTTATCAATTTGTTGCAACGAACAGGTCACTATCAGTCAAAATAAAATCATTATTTGATTTCAATTTTGTCCCACTCCCTGCCTCTGTCATCACGATACTGTGATGCCATGGTGTCCGACTTATGCCCGAGAAGATGTTGAGCAAACTTATCGCTTATCTGCTTCTCATAGAGTCTTGCAGACAAACTGCGCAACTCGTGAAAGGTAGGCGGATCCCCTTCGAAGGAAAGACCTGATGCTTTTCGTGCGCGCATAAAATACCTTGATACTGTGCCGGATGAAAGCGGTTCACGACGAGTAGATGCAATTATGGTTTCTCCGCCAAGAATCTCTTTGCATTTATCAAGTGTTTCCTTCATTGATATCCCGAGAGCATCAACATGCAATGTTGTTGGGATGGCAATTTTTACGCCTGTTTTGCTTTGCTCGACATAAAGATATCCATCTACGATATCAGACCACTTCATTTCGCATAAATCACCAACTCGTTGCCCGGTAACAACAGCCAGTTCCATTGCAAGTCTGAGCCAACATGGTGATGATTCTGCTGCTTGATAAATTTTCAGGTATTCGTCAGCCGTAAGTCTTGATCTCCTTACCTCTGATTTTGCTGCGCGAGTGGCAGCGACAGGGTTTGTTGTTATATGGCCTTCAGCTATTGCCTCTCGGAATGCATCGCTCAGTGTTGATCTGATTAACTTGGCTGACGCCGCCTTGCCCTCGTCTATGTATCCATTGAGCATTGCCGCAATTTCTTTTGTGGTGATGTCTTCAAGTGGAGCATCAGGCAGCCCCCTCCTTATTGCTTTAATTTTGCTCATGTAATTTATGAGTGTCTTCTGCTTGATTCCTCTGCTGGCCAGGATTTTTTCGTAGCGATCAAGCCATGAATGTAACGTAACGGAATTATCACTGTTGATTCTCGCTGTCAGAGGCTTGTGTTTGTGTCCTGAAAATAACTCAATGTTGGCCTGTATGGCTTCAGTGATTGCGATTCGCCTGTCTCTGCCTAATCCAAACTCTTTACCCGTCCTTGGGTCCCTGTAGCAGTAATATCCATTGTTTCTTATATAAAGGTTAGGGGGTAAATCCCGGCGCTCATGACTTCGCCTTCTTCCCATTTCTGATCCTCTTCAAAAGGCTACCTGTTACTGGTCGATTTAAGTCAACCTTTACCGCTGATTCGTGGAACAGATATTCTCTTCCATCCTTAACCGGAGGAGGGAATATCCTGCATTCGCGCACCCATCGACGAACTGTTTCAAGGCTTCTTGGGCGTCGCTGGCGAGCGTTCCACTCCTGAAGTGTCAAGTACATCGCAAAGTCTCCGCAATTACACGCAAGAAAAAACCGCCATCAGGCGGCTTGGTGTTCTTTCAGTTCTTCAATTCGAATATTGGTTACGTCTGCATGTGCTATCTGCGCCCACAGCATCCAGTGGTCATAGCAGTCGTTGATGTTCTCTGCTTCGATAACTCTGTTGAATGGCTCTCCATTCCATTCACCTGTGACTCGGAAGTGCATTTATCATCTCCATAAAACAAAACCCGCCGTAGCGAGTTCAGATAAAAGAAATCCCCGCGAGTGCGAGGATGTTATTCATTGCCGATATTCACCTTTATCGCGAACACCTTTACCGGTTTATCACCGAAGTGTGGATGTATGATTGTCTTGATTTCATATCCGTCATACGGGACGTCAATTCTACGACTGGAGTCGTCGCGCTTCGGATATCCCTTTGTGATAATCAGGCGGTCGTACTCGCGGAACATAATTCGCTTATTCCAGTAGTCATTACACAAGCGATACTCTTCCGTTTTCTCTCCACGAATCATGGCATCGAAGTATTCACATTTAACGGCAAGTTGCAGGTTAGCCATTACCTCACCTCCAGTCTCCATACCGCCTGACCAATCCGGCTGGCATGGGTATCTTTGGATACTGTTCCGTCTTTAGCCATCTCCATAAGAATTTTGCGCAAATCTGCCGAACGCCATTCTTCATCAGGAAATTCCTTCTCCATTGCCAACCGCAGATTCCAGGTTGCCATCCTGAATGGATATTCCCCGCCGAGAGCTTTATCTTGCAGGGCAGCCCGGGAACGCATCACCTGAAAAACCTTCTCTTTTACATTCATCATTTCGCCTCCTGCGGCGGTTCTGGTAGCGGCATCCAGTGGGTTACATTGCGGCTCTGCGTTTCGAAGAACTCCTCACCATTGCGGACGACATCAAAAAACTCACCGCCCCGATATTGCGCATAAAGAACGAATGCGCCATCACATAAAATAATTACGTGCTGACCGTCCTCTGGCACTCGCTCACTACAGCTTATCCAACCATCCGGAGTTACCGGAGAGTTGCCAGACAGTGCGTTCTGCAATCGTTCCAGCTTAACGTATTCCTGAACCCTGTTTCCGTCGCACGCCTGAAGCCATTGCACAGCCTTTTGCGCATCAGTGTGAAAGGTACAAGTGCGACCGTCATCAAATTGCATTTCGTAGAGGTCAGCAACCTGTTTAAACTGCGTTTGTGGCAACTTGTAAGCCTGGCTTGCATGTACGGCACCATAGAGCATGGCTGCACGGCAGGCTTCATCAACCATAGCTTCTACGTTTTCGAGAAGTACGTAACTGTACTGCTGCCCACTAACCCATTCTTTTCTGCGAGGTAATGCGCGTGGGTCCGCTACAATGGTTCGCAAACGTTCCAGAACAGCAGGCACTACCGGCTCTACTGCCAACTGACTGGCATATTTGTTAATGGTAACGATAAGCTCTTGCTCGGCCTCATCCAGACAATCACCGATACCTCGCCTGTCACCGTCAAAATCATCGAAATCGGCGCGAATCCTGGCAACCTCCCGGATTGCGGACAACACCTCATCAGGAATTACCGGAGAGTTGGTTGACGTTTCCGCGATTTCCCGAAAATTATTGGTTGACGAATTCTTGTTTTCCAGAAAGTTTCCGGACTGAAGCATGGCGACGCGGCAGGCGTTCCAGCCAGCTGTTCGCCCAAGCGCGTAAACTTCAGATGGCTCAAGATAATCAATGTCATGCCCGTCCTCATCGTCGTTCTCAGGTAATGCAGCAGGTACTACCGGTACTGGCGGAGCGGCGTAGACTTCAATAATCCCATTATCAATAGGCCATTCTCCATCCTTGAGATAGTCACTTGTTCCGTCAACTTGCTGTTCAGCAATGTGGAATGCACCAACTGGCTCTGCCTCAAGCGAGGCCAGTGCAATTCGTGCCAGTTCCATTTGTTCGCCACGAGTAAGTCCGTTATCAAGCGGATTTTTAATGAACAATTCGATACGTTCTTTGGTAATAGTGGTCATAGCTATTTCACCTTAATCTCAACATTTCGCAGCTTTAGCTCCACTGGCAGGTCTGACTTTCCGGTTAAAGCTAATGCGAGATTTTCTGGAGTAATGAGAGCTGTTATTGTTTTCCCCATCGCCAGACGAATAATCATTCGTATTTCGCGATCGTCACATGCTCCTGGTCGAACAATTGATATTTGTCCATTCATCTCACTCTCCTTTGATGCGAATGCCAGCAAGCCAGTTTCTTATGCCGATATATTCAGCGTTCCTGAAACCGCTTTTTACATATATAAATGGCAAGCGAAGATTGTGACCATTGACTGCCAGGTAGTCTTTACAACCCTGTTCGGTGAAACAGCAGGTAACGAATTCATCAATATCTTTCACAGCAACGCGCCGCCATTTTTCTGGTGGCTCTCGAAAGTTTTCGTGAAGTAGTTCGAGACGACGACTTTGGCGTTTATTGGCTTCATTGCCATCTTCATCAACCCAGACAATCCGGTCATAGTCATAATCAGCATCAACAACGATTTCGCGCTTTTGATACACACAAAACATAGGGTCTGACGTTATTCGATTATCCTGTGTTCGAATATTTTCACCGATGATGCCAAACGAATCTGGTGCAGATTTTGTCTGCAACTCTTCGATACGTTCAGCCATCGCAGCACACTCTTCAAAGTTGCTTAATGCTTTTCGCTCCCATTCAGCGCATTGTTTTCTAAGCTCTGCAATCAGCTTGTCTTTGCCTTCCAGCTCAACACGCAGCTTCCCTACCGTTAGCGCAATTTCCTCGTTCTCCTGGTCGCGGCGTTTGATGTATTGCTGGTTTCTTTCCCGTTCATCCAGTAGCGCCTAGACTGGCCCCCTGAATCTCCAGACAACCAGTATCACTTAAATAAGTGATAGTCTTAATACTAGTTTTTAGACTAGTCATTGGAGAACAGATGATTGATGTCTTAGGGCCGGAGAAACGCAGACGGCGTACCACACAGGAAAAGATCGCAATTGTTCAGCAGAGCTTTGAACCGGGGATGACGGTCTCCCTCGTTGCCCGGCAACATGGTGTAGCAGCCAGCCAGTTATTTCTCTGGCGTAAGCAATACCAGGAAGGAAGTCTTACTGCTGTCGCCGCCGGAGAACAGGTTGTTCCTGCCTCTGAACTTGCTGCCGCCATGAAGCAGATTAAAGAACTCCAGCGCCTGCTCGGCAAGAAAACGATGGAAAATGAACTCCTCAAAGAAGCCGTTGAATATGGACGGGCAAAAAAGTGGATAGCGCACGCGCCCTTATTGCCCGGGGATGGGGAGTAAGCTTAGTCAGCCGTTGTCTCCGGGTGTCGCGTGCGCAGTTGCACGTCATTCTCAGACGAACCGATGACTGGATGGATGGCCGCCGCAGTCGTCACACTGATGATACGGATGTGCTTCTCCGTATACACCATGTTATCGGAGAGCTGCCCACGTATGGTTATCGTCGGGTATGGGCGCTGCTTCGCAGACAGGCAGAACTTGATGGTATGCCTGCGATCAATGCCAAACGTGTTTACCGGATCATGCGCCAGAATGCGCTGTTGCTTGAGCGAAAACCTGCTGTACCGCCATCGAAACGGGCACATACAGGCAGAGTGGCCGTGAAAGAAAGCAATCAGCGATGGTGCTCTGACGGGTTCGAGTTCTGCTGTGATAACGGAGAGAGACTGCGTGTCACGTTCGCGCTGGACTGCTGTGATCGTGAGGCACTGCACTGGGCGGTGACTACTGGCGGCTTCAACAGTGAAACAGTACAGGACGTCATGCTGGGAGCGGTGGAACGCCGCTTCGGCAACGATCTTCCGTCGTCTCCAGTGGAGTGGCTGACGGATAATGGTTCATGCTACCGGGCTAATGAAACACGCCAGTTCGCCCGGATGTTGGGACTTGAACCGAAGAACACGGCGGTGCGGAGTCCGGAGAGTAACGGAATAGCAGAGAGCTTCGTGAAAACGATAAAGCGTGACTACATCAGTATCATGCCCAAACCAGACGGGTTAACGGCAGCAAAGAACCTTGCAGAGGCGTTCGAGCATTATAACGAATGGCATCCGCATAGTGCGCTGGGTTATCGCTCGCCACGGGAATATCTGCGGCAGCGGGCTTGTAATGGGTTAAGTGATAACAGATGTCTGGAAATATAGGGGCAAATCCAGCGCCAGCGCAACATTTGGATTAAAGGCAGCAATAAATTCAGCGTTTGCATAAGCCTGAACATCTGTTTCAACCAGGCAGTTAACATGACATTCTGCAATCACGCCTCCGGGTTCTCCTTTCCATTTTTGACAAACAAAAACTCCTGTTAAATTACCGTGCTGATTGACCGATGTATGCCCTACGATGTAGCTCCCCTTAGTTGCATTTTCCGCCGCCTCACGCAGTGCCTGATGGTTAATCTCGCTCATGTCACATCACCCTGAATCCGTTGCATTTACGTAAAAAATCGCAGATATAGCCCTTCATTTTTTCGTGCCAATCTCGATCATTCCCATTGCACCAACCATCAGGTGGAGTCCAGCTTTCTATCATAGCAGCCATTTTCTTTGCTTTCGCCGGAGTAGCTGTTGCGGTATCGCAGTAATGACGAGTGTCAACCAACGTATCCATACCATCGATATCAAGTACGCAAAACCATGTGTGATTCGGCATTTCAACAGATGGTATTTGTTGCCCACGTCGACGTTTATCAATAAGACATACACTCACTGCTTGCCTCCTTTACGCCACATCGCATTCAGATATTTGTTGTCATTAACAGAACCGAAACTCTTTCTTTTAAGCAATTCCTCTCTCGATGGCATTGGCTTTACGCGTTGGCGAATAATCATTTCTGCCGGAAGAATGCCGGGATTGTATGTAAGTCCTCTCATGGTAAATTCCTCAGTCATTACTGATAGCGCCATAGCGTGATCGATAATTACGCAGGCGCGGGTCAATTTCAGGGAAGTGGGTATATGTGGCTTTGCGGAATGGTCGGATTGATGTCTGGTAAATTCGCTCGCGTTCTTCTTTCTCTGCAAGCCATATACAGTGACGAAATTCCTTTTCCTCTTTCGTTTCCTGCGGTAGCGACATTATCCGGTCGTAGTTTTTCCTGAATTTATCCAGCACCTCCGATACGGAATTGCCGGAACAGCGGCGCGGGTCATCCGCACCATACTGAGGCGCTGGCATGATTTTCTCCTGATTAAATTGCGTGAATAGCGTGACGAGGGAAGGGGAGAGTTACTGGCTCCTCGTCTGGGTAGATAGGTTTGTTATGTTTGTGCCACTCGACATGACATGACTTGCAGAGCCACATCACATCGGTTGGTTTGCTGTAGTCGCAGTGGTGCGCCTGTGGTTTACATTCTGATCCGCAGCACTCACATTGTGGTGGTCGGATTAGCTTACCGTCGCGCAAAAAATTACCCACGATGATGTGGGCTTTTCTTTTCCATGGGTTGCTCTGAATGAACCGCTTTTTGGCTGCGTTACACCGTTCTCTGCCGCGTTCCGATGATTGATATTCTCTCCTTGCTGATACTCGATGTGGCAATCCCGCGCGCTCTTTGTCATATTCAGCCAGGCAAGCCCGGCAAGCGGCAGTTAATCCATCTCTGGATGCTCTTCTGATTTGAAAGTCCCTTTCTTCCTTCTGTTGATGGCATCTTGAGCAGATTTTCATATTCAGCTCCTAGAACGGAATATCCGAATCGTCGAAGTTCATAGGTGGTTCGCTGTGATTCCCTTGCTGCTGAGATTGCTGTCTTTGTTGCTGACCGTTATTTCGCTGAGGTGAAGACTGTTCATTGCCTCCTTGCTTGCCACCAAGCATTTGCATGGTTCCACCAACGCCTACGATAACTTCGGTAGTGAACCGATCCTGTCCGCTTTGATCCTGCCATTTTCTTGTCCGCAATTTGCCTTCAAGATAAACCTCAGAGCCTTTTCGCAGATATTCGCTGGCAATTTCTGCCAGTTTCCCGCTCATTACCACACGGTGCCACTCCGTCTGCTCCTTTTGCTCTCCAGTTTGCTTATCACGCCATTGTTCTGACGTAGCAACTGTAAGGTTTGCAAATGCCGTTCCTGATGGTGAATATCTGATTTCTGGATCATGCCCAAGGCGACCAATAATGATCACCTTATTTACGCCTCTGCTTGCCATTTATGCCGCCTGTTTTAGTTCGTTAACTCTGATGTTCATTACCTGAACGCATTTAGCCTGCGCCTCCTCGTTGCCAGCCATTAATTGCCAGTCACGCTGATAACGCTCGATGAGTTTTTTCTTGTCAGTTTCTGTTGATGCATAATCGCTGAAGTCTTTCAGGATTTGTTCGCAGTCAACCGATGGAGATTTCTGGTTGGTATTTTCTGGTGATGGTTTGTTATCTGATGCTGGGATTGCCCATCCCGGCAGCGATGGAGGGAGCCAGTAAAATCCTGTTCCATCCTTCAGTTTTGCCCTGTGCCACCCCTGCTTTTTATCGGGAGATGTTTGTGCGAAACCTTCCTCAAGGTTATACAGATACCGACCGATTCCCCACTGAACGGCAGCGCGCTTCATTGCACCGGAACGACCACCTTTGACGGCTTCTACCTGCGTGTTTTCAGCAGCATCCCATTTGGTTACCCATTCGGAATCAATCTTTATTGATATGCCGCATTCAACGCCGCCGTTGTTGGGAATATCGCGGTATTCATTGCGCCATCCTGCTTTGCCGCAAACATCGTCCAGGCGTTTCATGATTGCCCGGTTCGTGACATAAGCCAGCACCATAGCCCACACTTTGCCATCGCGTGTTTTACCGCTTTGCTGTATTCGCCATTCGATATCTTCAGGGCTGAATGGCTCATCGAATTTATTCAAATCCATAATTCACCTCAGAATGGACACGGCCCAAGGAAATAACGCTGATTTAATACTTCGACTCGAGACAAATTAAGGCATACCCGCATTCCTTCGCGGTCGCCATTATGGCGATACCAGAGAGCTTTCTGCGTGTACATGCGTCTCTGTAACTTGCTCTCCTTCACGGTGGTTGCAAGTGACATGAATATCTCCTTCGTTACCGATTAATTCTTTCATCTGACGAATGAATTCTTCGTCTGACCAGTTATCTGTAAAACTCATTTCCTGCGATACCACGGAATGTTGATAGCTGATTTCATCGCTTTATTTGCTTCAAGCCACATTTTGGAATCACCAATAAATCTGGCTATTACTGCTTTGTTCTGTGCAGCACGAAGCATATGGTGATTGATGGCTATTTCATTGCGCATAATAGGACCTCAACTCTTTTCCATCCGTCACGTAATTTACGGGTGATTCGTTCAAGTAAAGATTCATTTAGTTGGAAGGCACCCATGCGAGCGCCTCCCGCGATTGCGTAAATCATGGGTGGTTCCTTATGTTGGTTTTATTAGTAGGTTATTTTTGTTGCGAATACTTCGCCTTTTACGATGGCTGTTATGATATTTTTAGCAACATCTTCTGATGCGCCAACCTTGATAAGGTCAGCAAGTATTTTGTTATTTACTTCTTTCCGGTGAGCTTTATCCTTTGCTCTGTGCTCTTCTTCGTCCTTGATTCTTTTTTCTTCTGCGATTCTGGCTTGCTCTTTTGCTTCAGCCTCGCGACGGATTCGTTCAGCCTCCTCCTGTGCTTTTCTGCGTTCTGCTTCAATTGCTGCCTGCTTTTCTCTTTCAGCTCGTTCTGCTGCCTCTTTTGCTTCGCGCTGTGCTCGTTGCTCGGCCTCAATGCGTTCACGCTCTGCACGTTCCGCTGCGGCCTTAGCTTCTGCTTCTCGCCTTGCGGCTGCTTCAATTTCGGCTTTTGCCTTTGCTTCGGCTTCTGCTCTTGCTTTCTCTTCAGCTTCTCTTTTTAAGCGTTCTTCATGCTCTCGCTTTTCCTGCTCAGCTTTGAGTCTTGCCTCTTCTCTTTGGCGGTCAAATTCGCGATCCATCAAAATCGCTATTTCATGGTCAGACTCAATTTGCTTTGCGAGAGCTTCAGCTGCTGCCTTAGCTTCTTCTTCGGCTTTAATCCGCGCCTGTTCTTCCTCATAATCAGTAAGAGGCTGGCGTGCCTTGGCTTTCAGCTCATCAAGGCGATCGCGCACTGTCTTGCGGTTGGCATCAATTAGCTTTGGAATTTCCTTCAGTTCAGCAACAAGGTCTTTGCCAAGACCATCGAGATATGTTTTCGTCTGCGCAACTTTATACGCCAGAGAAGCGATCTCCTTTCTGCCCTTTGCCGTTGTGATATCAGGCACAAAGGACATAACTTCACGTTCAACCTTTTGAAGGATTTCTTCAATCTGGTCGGCAGACTGAAATACAGTCATTGCATTTGCTTTTTCAATAACAACTAAATCTGTTACTTCACTCATATATCCTCCATCAAAAAAATTGCCCTCACACTGGAGGGCAAAGAAGATTTCCAATAATCAGAACAAGTCGGCTCCTGTTTAGTTACGAGCGACATTGCTCCGTGTATTCACTCGTTGGAATGAATACACAGTGCTTACTCGTACTAATAAAATACCCAATTTTCTGTTTCTTGGTTGTGCCCAAAGTTATATTCAATATCTGGTGTTGATGTATCAATATTCTTCATCCCATCAACAAGAGTTGATACAACAGCCAAATCTTGTTTGATTCTCATTAAATGGTATTTCTTCCGGCGCAATAAACTCTCAATGGCAAGTTTCTTCGTTGGGAATGCAAAAGATCTTTCTGCATTTTTTGCTACTTTCTTAATTGCATATCTATTTCTCCTTTGTTTCCATTCCTGTAACCACTGATTTGGTGCTGGTTTAAAATTAACAATCCAATGCGCAGGAACCAACCATGCATAATGCTCTGTCTGATGAAAAGCTATATATTGAAGTGCTAATATTTTGATTCCATCTTCTTCAACTGTCGCCTGGAATCTCCAGAAAACAGGCATTCCCTCATGTTCAGTTTCTGATTCAGGAAAAGGTACGCTCCATGATATTGTCATATCTCACCTCAATCGTAATAAGCTGGAATTGATTTTCCGCGTTGCTTCTGGCGGCCTGAGCATGTCACACCCATTTCACTCCGTGGCTTTCGGTAGTAAATACGGTTCTGTTTACGCTCGACTTCTTCTACCTTCTTGCAGCGAAGGCTTCCGAGTGATGCTGCTTTATCTGCTCTGACGCAACCAGAGAGCTTTAGCGCAATCTTTCGCGCCAGTCGCTGTTCTTGCATTGCCTGTTCACGTTGAGCCTGCCTGCGTGCTCTGCGGCGATTTCTGGCGTTATCGTCAGCCAGATATGTAATGACTACTGCCATGTTGACCTCCGATGATTGACTTTGGCGGTGACGCGCCGGGTGCTTATCTTCCGGTTGCCGTCGTGCAGCTGCACTTCACGTCACCCCAAAGCCAACTACTCTTTGGTTCCCGCATTTCGGCGGGACAATCCCATCAATGTTAAAGAGCCTGCCAATCTGTTCCGTTTGGCTACCAGCTTCCTGCTGATGGCTTAAAGATAACTTAGGTTATAGGTGTGGTCAATAACCTAATTTATATTTTGTGGTAAATAAGTTATAAGTGATGGATAACAAAGGTATTTTATTTTTGTAAATGTTGCTGATTGATTGGTGTTTGAGGGCTTGCGTGCTGGGTGAAGGTGTTACCTTTGGCTTGATGCTTGTCTATGATGAGGATGGTTGATTGGATGGTGAACGGCAGGGAAAGAAAAACCCGGCGCTGAGGCCGGGTGTTTTTAGTCCTTTCTGTTGCTTAGCATTTCGTCGATTTCTAAGTCAATACGATATTGATCTATTGATTTTCTCTCGTTTGGGGTTGGTATTTTATACTGTTCAATTAGATCTGTTGTGTATTTTATTTCATCTAATGTGATTTTTATATCAGAGAGAATCTCTTTTATATCAATTAGATGCTCTTCTTCTTTTGCGCGATTAGAGCTATGTTCAATCATTTGAGATAGCTTTTTGCTAATGCTTAGCAAAACAAAAAGAATGATGACCAAAACAACAACAAAAACTATCAGAAATTCCATTATCCCTCCGCACTTCCGTAAGTCTTCTTCTGATTATCGGTTACCAACTATGAGACGACCAGAATACTCTGCCAATAATCCTTACGGTTTCATGAAATTCATCTCTATCCATTACTTCATCCGGGTACTCTTCGCGATTTATTGATCTGATTATCACCGATGTAGGGGTGGCGATTAATGTTTTTACTCGTAACAAATCAGACTGGCAAATAGCGTAGGTTTTACCATCTCTGATTGTGGTATCTTGCGTGTTAACACCAACAACATCGCCATCGTGAAGCGTAGGTTCCATGCTTTGCCCTACAACCCTAACTAGCTTGGCTGATCTTTCAGATACTCCCATCTTTTTCAGATAGTGCTTTCTGAAAACCAAAGAGAACTCCGATGATTCCTCTAGCTCGCAGCTACCGCTTCCAGCTGAAAGCGAAACGTTAAGAAGAGGCAACGCAACAAACTCGTCATCGTTTCTTTTAATGTCTTCCCATACCACAGCTTTTAAAGATGACTCACGGACATTGGATGGTTCTTCATGTGCACCATCCCTCATTTCACCAATACCAGAACTAAGCCATTCAGGGCGCACTTTTAAAGCATTGGCTAATTCAACCATCTTGCGAGATCCGTTTGTTTTACCGGACGACATCTTCTGTATGGCTGGCTGAGATATTCCAACCATGTCTGCAAGCTGTGATTGTGATACCCCAGCTAAGCTCATGGCTGCATTTAGTCTTTCTGCGAATGTTTTCATACCCACAAATCTATAACTACGGTTATCCAAAGTAAAATAACAAAGGTTATTGCTATTTTTTATAACTTGAGTTATCTTTGGTTATAATCAATGACCACAAGAGGTATGCTCATGAATTTAGTAATTCAACGAGCCTTGAAAATTGTCGGTAGCCAAAAGCGCCTTGCCGACAAGTGTGGTGTAACGCAGCCAGCAGTACACAAATGGCTGAAAGGCGGATTGGTCTCTCCAGAGAAAGTTACCGCCATCGTTAACGCCACTGGAGGGCAGATCAAGGCTTACGAAATTCGCCCCGATTTGCCACACCTGTTTCCAAAACCGAATCAGGCAGCATAAGTAACACCGCTCTTTAACAGTCATGGTCCTCATTCCCGCCGAAATGCGGGAATACAACGCGCATAAGTTGATGCGCATAACTTCTTATTTGTTAAGGAAATACTTACATATGGTTCGTGCAAACAAACGCAACGAGGCTCTAAGAATCGAGAGTGCGTTGCTTAACAAAATCGCAATGCTTGGAACTGAGAAGACAGCGGAAGCTGTGGGAGTTGATAAGTCGCAGATCAGCAGGTGGAAGAGGGATTGGATTCCAAAGTTCTCAATGCTGCTTGCTGTTCTTGAATGGGGCGTCGTTGACGACGACATGGCTCGATTGGCACGACAAGTTGCTTCGATTCTCACCAATAAAAAACGCCCGGCGGCAACCGAGCGTTCTGATCAAATACAAATGGAATTTTAACAACATCCAACGAGGTAATTATATGCGAAACAAAGGCTTTAATCCACCTGATACACACAAAGAAGCTAAGCGTTTGCGCTTCCTTCGTTCCATTGATGAAAGAACTCAAATCTCTTTTGTGAAAGTTGCCAGAACTGAGCTTCTGAAGGCTGAGGCGAGGGCGTTGCTCCCGTCTCTACCAAAAGAGGAGGGATATACGTTCATTCCAAACGCATTTCTGGAAAAGCTTCTCAAAGAAGACATATCCGTAAGTCAGTTTAACGATGTTCTTAAGGTCTTTCGTCAAGGCAGGTAGTTATGAGCAATACAGCAAAAATCTACGATTTCAGCGCCGCACACGAGCGCAGGAGCAACAGGATGGAGAACCAGAAAACTGGTTACATTCCGTTGTACCGGAGCATTCTGAAACAGTCATGGGCGAAAGATGTTTATCTTCGCACCCTGTGGGAAAACCTTCTCCTGAATGCCGCCAGAAAGCCATACAAAGCGAATTTCAAAGGTCATGAATGGCATCTGCAACCCGGTCAACTGGTTGTGACAGCAGCTGATTTAGGTCTTCAGTTATGCGACAGGCATGGCAAGCCGGCAAGCCGTGATCAGGTTGAGCGGATGCTTCAGGTTTTTGTGAAAGAGGGGATGATCACCATTGATGGAGAGAAGCAAAAAGGTCGTGTGATCACCATCACAAATTACCATGAATACGCTCAAAAAATGGACAATTCACCCGCACATGAAGCCGCACAAACAACCGCACATGATTCCGCACATGATGAAGCCAGTAATGGTGCGGCTTTCAGCGTACATGCCGCACATGAAAGCGCACATGAAGCCGCACAAACAACCGCACATCATGAACAAGAAGGTATTAACAAGAATATAAATAATACCCCCTACCCCCCAATGGGGGAGGCGATGGGCAGGTTAAACCTGAACGTCGCAAGGCAGAACGAATCGACTACGAATCCTTCCTGAACGCCTACAACACCGAAGTCGGTGACAGACTTCCACACGCTGTTGCGGTCAACGAGAAACGAAAACGCCGCCTGAAGAAAATCATCCCGCAGCTGAAAACGCCAAACGTGGACGGTTTCAGAGCGTATGTCAGGGCGTTTGTGCATCAGGCCAAGCCGTTTTACTTCGGAGACAACGACACGGGCTGGACAGCTGATTTTGATTACCTGTTGAGGGAAGATTCGTTAACGGGAGTACGGGAAGGGAAGTTTGCAGACAGGGGGATTGCATGAAACAGGATATCGAAGCGAGCGTTATCGGTGGCCTGCTGATTGGTGGATTAACACCAACTGCCAGTGACGTTCTGGCAACGCTGGAGCCGGAAGCGTTTTCAATTCCGCTCTACCGGAAAGCCTTCGAGGTTATCCGCAAGCAGGCGAGAAACAGAAACCTAATCGACGCGCTGATGGTTGCCGAGGCGTGCGGAGAGGAGCATTTCACGTCAATCCTGATGACCAGCAAAAACTGCCCGAGTGCCGCAAACCTGAAGGGATATGCCGGAATGGTCGCGGATAACTTTCACCGCCGTCTGGTGCTGGAAATCATGGATGAAATGCGTGAACCAATTCAGAGCGGAACCATCGACGCATCGAGTCAGGCGATGGATGAACTTGTAAAGCGTCTTTCAGCCATCAGAAAGCCCCGTGACGAGGTAAAACCTGTACGGTTATGGGAAATCATTACTGACTACACTGACACGCTTGACAGGCGTCTGAGGAACGGAGAAGAGTCCGATACCCTGAAGACCGGAATCGAAGAACTTGATGCCATCACCGGAGGGATGAACGCAGAAGACCTGGTGATAATCGCTGCTCGTCCTGGTATGGGGAAAACCGAACTGGCGCTGAAGATTGCCGAAGGCGTTGCAAGCCGCGTTATTCCTGGTTATGACGTCCGGCGCGGAGTATTGATTTTCTCGATGGAAATGAGCGCATTGCAGATTGCAGAGCGAAGCATCGCCAACGCCGGGAGGATGTCGGTTAGCGTGCTGCGAAATCCTGCATCGATGGATGACGAAGGCTGGGCGCGTGTTGCTAACGGCATGAGTCAGCTTGCAGATTTGGATGTATGGGTAGTCGATGCCTCGCGGTTATCGGTCGAAGAAATACGCTCAATCGCAGAACGGCACAAACAGGAAAATCCAAACCTGTCACTCATCATGGCGGATTATCTTGGCCTGATTGAGAAGCCGAAAGCAGATCGCAACGACCTCGCAATTGCTCACATCTCCGGAAGCCTGAAGGCGATGGCGAAAGACCTGAAAACGCCTGTTATCTCCCTAAGTCAGCTTTCGCGCGATGTTGAGAAGCGACCAAATAAACGCCCGACAAACGCAGATTTGCGTGATTCAGGAAGCATTGAACAGGACGCAGACTCAATCATCATGCTCTATCGGGAAGCGGTATATGACGAGAACAGTAGCGCCGCGCCATTTGCTGAAATCATCGTGACGAAAAACCGTTTTGGCTCGCTTGGTACGGTTTACCAGCGGTTCTGCAACGGACACTTTGTGGCATGTGACCAGGATGAAGCCAGACAGATTTGCACAGCATCAAATGCACCTGCTGCGCGTGGCAGACGATATGCACAAGGGGCTGACGTATGACCATCTACATCACTGAGCTTGTAACAGGCCTGCTGGTAATCGCAGGCCTTTTTATTTGGGGGAGAGGGAAGTCATGAAAAAACTAACCTTTGAAATTCGATCTCCGGCACATCAGCAAAACGCTATTCACGCAGTACAGCAAATCCTTCCAGACCCAACCAAACCAATCGTAGTAACCATTCAGGAACGCAACCGCAGCTTAGACCAAAACAGGAAGCTATGGGCCTGCTTAGGTGACGTCTCTCGTCAGGTTGAATGGCATGGTCGCTGGCTGGATGCAGAAAGCTGGAAGTGCGTTTTTACCGCAGCATTAAAGCAGCAGGACGTTGTTCCTAACCTTGCCGGGAATGGCTTTGTGGTAATAGGCCAGTCAACCAGCAGGATGCGTGTAAGCGAATTTGCGGAGCTATTAGAGCTTATACAGGCATTCGGTACAGAGCGTGGCGTTAAGTGGTCAGACGAAGCGCGACTGGCTCTCGAATGGAAAGCGCGATGGGGAGACAGGGCGGCATGAGACGACAGCGACGAAGTTTCACCGACATCATCTGCGAAAACTGCAAATACCTTCCAACGAAACGCTCCAGAAATAAACGCAAGCCAATCCCAAAAGAATCTGACGTAAAAACCTTCAACTACACGGCTCACCTGTGGGATATCCGGTGGCTAAGACATCGTGCGAGGAAATGACAATGGATTATTCACAGTTAAGTGATTTTGAAATTAACAGAATGGTAGGAGACATAATTTTTAAGGGCCTTTGGGCATGTAAGCCGGAAACGTCAGGGAATAATACCAACAAATGGTATTACGGAAACGCTGATACAACTTTTGAGCCATTAAACCATTTACCTGACTACTGCAATGATCCGAGTGCCTCATGGCCGATTATTGAGAAACACAGGATTTCTATCTTAGACCAGTTAACTGAATGGTGTGTGGATGCAAAAGGCGTAAGCCCAATATTTGATACCAGACCTCTCCGCGCCGCCATGATTGTCTTTCTCATGATGCAGGACGCCAATAATGCTTAGCCCATCCCAATCCCTTCAATACCAGAAAGAAAGCGTCGAGCGAGCTTTAACGTGCGCTAACTGCGGTCAGAAGCTGCATGTGCTGGAAGTTCACGTGTGCTCAGATTGCTGCGCAGAACTGATGAGCGATCCGAATAGCTCAATGTACGAGGAAGAAGACGATGAATGAGTTAATAAATGGCAATGCTATCAAAATGACAAGCATTGAAATCGCTGAGTTGGTGGGTAAGCGTCAAGACAATGTGAAACGTACCATCGAAACGCTGGCTAAAAATGGTGTTATCCGGCTTCCTCAAATTGAGGTTTCCGAAAGAATCAATAACTTAGGGTTCAATGTTCAGTACGAGCATTACGTCTTCGAAGGCGAACAAGGTAAGCGAGACAGTATTGTCGTTGTTGCCCAGTTGTCGCCGGAATTCACCGCTCGTCTTGTTGACCGTTGGCGAGAGCTTGAGGAAACTGCGGTTAATATCCCCAAAACGCTACCAGAAGCGTTGCGCCTTGCTGCTGATCTTGCTGAGCAGAAAATGCAACTGGAAAACCAGCTCGCAATTGCCGCACCTAAAGTTGAGTTTGCCGATCGCGTTGGCGAGGCCAGCGGAATTTTGATTGGAAACTTTGCAAAGGTTGTCGGTATTGGTCCAAACAAACTGTTTGCGTGGATGCGTGATCACAAAATCCTTATTGCTTCAGGTTCCCGGCGCAATGTGCCAATGCAGGAATATATGGATCGCGGCTATTTCACAGTGAAAGAAACAGCGGTCAACACAAATCACGGAATACAGATATCGTTCACCACAAAAATCACCGGGCGTGGTCAACAGTGGCTGACCAGAAAGCTGCTCGATAACGGAATGCTGAAAGTAACAGGGGAGGCTGCTTAATGGCTAACCTACGCAAAGAAGCGCGCAACAGAGAATGCCAGGTACGTATTTACGGCGTATGCAATGGCAATCCTGAAACTACAGTTCTGGCACATTACCGGATGGCTGGAATTTGCGGAACGGGAATGAAACCTGACGACCTGATCGGCGCATGGGCTTGTAGTGACTGCCACGCGGAGATCGACCGACGCACAAGGATTCTCGACAACAAAGACGCCAGACTTTACCACCTCGAAGGCGTGATAAGGACGCAGGCGATACTGCTGAAGGAGGGGAAGATTAAGCCATGAACGAATATCAGTTTGTGCTTCCATACCCGCCGTCGCTGAACACCTACTGGCGAAGACGGGGGAGTCAATACTACATCAGCGATAAAGGCCAGAAATACCGAAAAGACGTTCAGCAAATCATCCGCCAACTTAAGTTAGACATTTTCACCAAATCACGACTCCGCATCAAAGTCATCGCAGACGTTCCAGACTCCCGCCGCCGCGACCTCGATAACATCCTGAAGGGTTTACTCGACTCCCTTATCCACGCCGGATTTGCGGAAGACGACGAGCAATTCGATGACATTCGCGTAATTCGTGGTGTGAAAGTACCAGGCGGACGGCTTGGAATAAAAATCACCGAACTGGAGAACGTATGAACGCCACAATTCAAACGATACCAGAGCTTCTTATCCAGACACGAGGCAATCAGACCGAAGTGGCGAGGATGCTTTCCTGCGCAAGAGGAACAGTGCTCAAGTACAACCGAGACAGCAAAGGCGAGCGTCACGTAATAGTTAACGGCGTCCTGATGGTCAAACAGGGCAAAAGGGGAAGGCCATGAGACTAGAAAGCGTAGCTAAATTTCATTCGCCAAAAAGCCCGATGATGAGTGACTCACCACGGGCCACGGCTTCTGACTCTCTTTCCGGTACTGATGTGATGGCTGCTATGGGGATGGCGCAATCACAAGCCGGATTCGGAATGGCTGCATTCTGTGGTAAGCACGAACTCAGCCAGAACGACAAACAAAAGGCTATCAACTATCTGATGCAATTTGCACACAAGGTATCGGGGAAATACCGGGGTGTGGCAAAGCTCGAAGGAAATACTAAGGCAAAGGTACTGCAAGTGCTCGCAACATTCGCTTATGCTGATTATTGCCGTAGTGCCGCGACGCCGGGCGCAAGATGCAGAGATTGCCACGGTACAGGCCGTGCGGTTGATATAGCCAAAACAGAGCAGTGGGGGAGAGTTGTTGAGAAAGAGTGCGGAAGATGCAAAGGTGTCGGCTATTCAAGAATGCCAGCAAGCGCTGCATATCGCGCTGTAACGATGCTAATCCCAAACCTTACCCAACCCACCTGGTCACGCACTGTTAAGCCGCTGTATGACGCTCTGGTGGTGCAATGCCACAAAGAAGAGTCAATCGCAGACAACATTTTGAATGCGGTCACACGTTAGCAGCATGATTGCCACGGATGGCAACATATTAACGGCATGATATTGACTTTTTGAATAAAGTTGGGTAAATTTGACTCAACGATGGATAAATGCACTCGTTAAATAAAGCCCTGAGTTAATAGCTCGGGGCTTTTTGCGTTTTAAGCACGACCTTTCTGAAAGCGCATCAAACCAAATACCAGACAGACCAAAATAATCACCTTATCCGCTGTGGCTACGGTGCGGTGTGCTTTGCATAAAAGAAAACCAGCTCAATGGCTGGCTTCGTGAAAGCGGGTGGCAAGAGGTTGCGCTAACAACCTCATGCCGTTTTGCCCGTGCATATCGGTCACGAACAAATCTGATTACTAAACACAGTAGCCTGGATTTGTTCTATCAGTAATCGACCTTATTCCTAATTAAATAGAGCAAATCCCCTTATTGGGGGTAAGACATGAAGATGCCAGAAAAACATGACCTGTTAGCCGCCATTCTCGCGGCAAAGGAACAAGGCATCGGGGCAATCCTTGCGTTTGCAATGGCGTACCTTCGCGGCAGATATAATGGCGGTGCGTTTACAAAAACAGTAATCGACGCAACGATGTGCGCCATTATCGCCTGGTTCATTCGTGACCTTCTCGACTTCGCCGGACTAAGTAGCAATCTCGCTTATATAACGAGCGTGTTCATCGGCTACATCGGTACTGACTCGATTGGTTCGCTTATCAAACGCTTCGCTGCTAAAAAAGCCGGAGTAGAAGATGGTGGAAATCAATAATCAACGTAAGGCGTTCCTCGATATGCTGGCGTGGTCAGAGGGAACTGATAACGGACGTCAGAAAACCAGAAATCATGGTTATGACGTCATTGTAGGCGGGGGGCTATTCACTGATTACTCCGATCACCCTCGCAAACTTGTCACGCTAAACCCCAAACTCAAATCAACAGCAGCCGGACGTTACCAGCTTCTTTCCCGTTGGTGGGATGCCTACCGCAAGCAGCTTGGCCTGAAAGACTTCTCTCCGAAAAGTCAGGACGCTGTGGCATTGCAGCAGATTAAGGAGCGTGGCGCTTTGCCGATGATTGATCGCGGTGATATTCGTCAGGCAATCGACCGTTGCAGCAATATCTGGGCTTCACTGCCGGGCGCTGGTTATGGCCAGTTCGAGCATAAGGCTGACAGCCTGATTGCAAAACTCAAAGAAGCAGGCGGAACGGTTAGAGAGATTGAGGTATGAGCAGAGTCACCGCGATTATCTCCGCTCTGATTATCTGCATCGTCGTCTGTCTGTCATGGGCGGTCAATCATTACCGTGATAACGCCATCGCCTACAAAGAACAGCGCGATAAGGCCGCATCCACAATCGCTGACATGCAGAAGCGTCAACGTGATGTAGCAGAACTTGACGCCAGATACACAAAGGAGCTTGCTGATGCTAATGCGACTATCGAAAGTCTCCGTGCTGATGTTTCTGCTGGTCGTAAGCGCCTGCAAGTCGCCGCCACCTGTGCAAAGTCAACGACCGGAGCCAACAGCATGGGCGATGGAGAAAGCCCAAGACTTACAGCAGATGCTGAACTCAATTATTACCGTCTCAGAAGTGGAATCGACAAGATAACCGCGCAGGTTAACTACCTGCAGGAATACATCAGGACGCAATGCCTGAAATGATCGGGCGATGAAAACCAAAAAACAGGAGCAATACATGACTAAGCTTTATCACCGCATCTCAACTTTTCTCTCTGGGTGCTGGGCGTTTATCACGTCTATTTCGTTCGCCATCTTTAGTTTCGGTAGCACAGCATGCTCGCTTAGTCGGGTATGTGGCGTGCTATTTCAGCACTAGCGCCGAAATTTTTACCTGAAAAGGCTGTTTGGCGAATTGTAGAGCGAATGTGTAGTGAGAGCGTTCGCGAGAAGATTAACGTATTTGGGCGTCATCCTCGAAATACAGGCGCATTGTGCAGTTCGTTACTGTAGTCATTACAAAGCCCATCAATGGGTGGGCTTGATAATGAAACCGGAATTTATTCTGGGCCACCAGTTAACGGCAGTACAGCGAAACAACCCAAGCCAGTAAGTGGGGAAATAACACTGGCAGCCACTGAAAGATGAACCTCCTGCCTTATGGCAAAAAAGATTCTTTGTGGTGGCGGACTGATGGAAAGACATCCACTGAATCGATGATAAACAAGTGGAATAGGTTGCGATGGTTTCCGTGAACAAAGATCCGAAGGAAGGCGTTGAATACATCACTGGTGCTGATGGTGTGAAAAGGCCAATGGCTTATTACAAAGCTGCTGAAGAGAGGGCAAGAATGGAAAATCCCCCTAAATGCGGATCATTTTTCGACATGCTGGACCTTCAATGGAAGTTGTGAACAACTAACAGGTCGCTCAGGCGGCCTTTTTTATTGCCATCACAAAAGCCATTCCCTACATAGTGGCTTTGATAATGGCTTATACCCTACACGGGATAACTTAACTGATATCCCTTTTAACGGATAAACGGAGCCAACAATGGCAGAGATTATTCCCATGACTGAAGAACAGAAGTTCAAGTTAGAAATTTACCGACTGCTATCTAAGAACAATTCAGCGGCAGAGGAAGCTTTTGCATTCATTGGTGCTGACCAACTGAAACTGGAATTGTTCAAGTTGCACTACAACGATGGCGGTGCAAATCCAGACTTCACATCTCGCACTATCGAAGCGGTGCGTAAATCGAAGGAAGCGTTAGACCTGTTCACTACCGGAGCATAAACATGGCAACTCAAGGTTTCGACAACCCATCCAAATTCCGCGATGAATGGGATAAGCAAGCAGAAGGGAAATAATCAATATGGCAGCACCAAAGGGCAACCGATTTTGGGAGGCCCGCAGTAGTCATGGGCGAAATCCTAAATTCGAATCGCCTGAGGCGCTGTGGGCTGCTTGTTGTGAATACTTCGAGTGGGTGGAAGCTAACCCGCTATGGGAGATGAAGGCGTTCTCGTATCAGGGTGAAGTAATACAAGAGCCTATCGCCAAGATGCGAGCGATGACCATTACCGGCCTCACTCTGTTCATTGATGTGACGCTTGAAACATGGCGCACATATCGCCTGCGAGAAGATTTATCTGAAGTCGTTACGCGAGCAGAACAGGTCATCTACGACCAGAAATTCTCTGGCGCAGCCGCTGACCTTCTCAACGCTAACATCATCGCCCGTGATTTGGGCCTCAAAGAGCAGTCGCAAGTTGAAGACGTGACACCTGATAAGGGAGATCGCGATAAGCGGCGCTCTCGTATCAAGGAGCTATTCAACCGTGGAACTGGACGCGATTCTTGATAACCTGAGCGACGAAGAGCAAATCGAGTTGCTCGAGCTACTCGAAGAAGAAGAGAACTACCGGAACACACACCTGCTATATGAATTTACGCCATACAGCAAGCAGCGTGAGTTCATCGACGCCGGGCATGACTATCCAGAGCGATGTTTTATGGCTGGTAACCAGCTTGGTAAGTCATTTACTGGTGCTGCTGAAGTCGCGTTTCACCTTACCGGTCGTTATCCGGGCACAAAAGGCTATCCTGCTGATGGTAAATATGGCGGTGAGTGGAAAGGTAAGCGTTTCTATGAGCCTGTTGTCTTCTGGATTGGTGGAGAGACAAACGAGACTGTAACCAAAACGACTCAACGCATCCTGTGCGGTCGTATCGAAGAGAATGGTGAGCCAGGCTACGGTTCCATACCGAAAGAAGACATCATTAGCTGGAAGAAGTCTCCTTTCTTTCCGAACCTTGTTGATCATCTTCTGGTTAAGCATCACACGGCTGATGGCGTTGAAGATGGCATTTCAATCTGCTACTTCAAACCATACTCGCAAGGCCGTGCTCGCTGGCAGGGTGACACAATCCACGGCGTGTGGTTTGACGAAGAGCCACCATACAGCATTTATGGCGAAGGTCTTACCCGTACCAACAAATACGGGCAATTCTCAATTCTGACGTTTACCCCGCTGATGGGGATGTCTGACGTTGTTACCAAGTTCCTGAAGAATCCCAGCAAGTCTCAGAAAGTGGTCAACATGACCATCTATGACGCTGAGCACTACACCGACGAGCAGAAAGAGCAAATCATCGCATCCTATCCTGAGCATGAGAGAGAGGCGCGTGCTCGCGGTATTCCTACGATGGGTAGTGGTCGAATCTTCCAGATACCGGAAGAGACGATTAAGTGTCAGCCGTTCGAGTGTCCTGATCACTTCTACGTAATTGGCGGTATGGATTTCGGATGGGATCACCCGCAGGCGCAGGTTCAGCTTTGGTGGGATAAGGACGCAGACATAATCTACCTTTCACGCGTTTGGAAGGCGAAAGAAAAGACAGCCGTTCAGGCGTGGGGAGCTGTTAAACCATGGGCGCATAAAGTGCCAACCGCATGGCCTCATGACGGAAACCAGCACGAGAAGGGCGGCGGTGAGCAGCTCAAAGGGCAGTATGCGGACGCTGGATTTATGATGTTGCAGGAGCATGCGACATGGCCTGATGGCGGTAACGCTGTTGAGCCTGGCATCACTGAATTGCGAGACATGATGCTCGACGGTCGCTTCAAAGTATTCAACACCTGTGAGCCATTCTTTGAGGAGTTCCGCCTCTATCACCGTGATGAAAACGGGAAAATCGTCAAGCTTAACGACGACGTGCTATCCGCCGTTCGCTATGCATACATGATGCGCCGCTTCGCAAAAATGATGCGCGACATCAAAAAGCCAAAAGAGAAAAAGATACCAGCCCCAATCAGGCCCATCGCACGGAGAACTTAAATGGCCGACGAAAACAGACTCAATTCCATTCTGTGTAAGTTTGACGCAGACTGGATGGCGAGCGATGAAGCCAGAACCGAGGCGACAAATGACCTGTATTTTAGCCGAGTGTCGCAATGGGATGACTGGCTATCAAACTACACCACCCTGCAATATCGCGGACAATTCGATGTTGTTCGCCCGGTGGTCAGGAAGCTGGTCGCAGAGATGCGCCGGAACCCTATCGATGTTCTCTTCAGACCAAAAGACGGCGCTAATCCTGATGCTGCCGATGTGCTGATGGGGATGTATCGTACTGATATGCGCCATAATACGGCAAAAATTGCCGTTAACGTTGGCGTTCGTGAGCAGATAGAGTCAGGCGTTGGTGCATGGCGTCTGGTCACGCAGTACGAAGACAACGATCCAACAAGCAACAATCAGGTAATCCGACGCCTGCCAATCCATGAAGCCTGCTCACACGTCATATGGGACGCCAACAGCAAGCAGATGGATAAGAGCGACGCTAAGCACTGCACGGTGATTAACGCCTTGTCGCGCAATGGCTGGAAAGAGTTCGCAGAGGATTACGGTATTGATCCGGACACGCTGCCATCTTTCCAGAATCCAAACGATACATGGCTGTTTCCGTGGGTATCGAATGATGTCGTCTACGTCGCTGAGTATTACGAGGTCGAAGAGAAGAAAGAGAAAGTCTTCATCTACCGCGACCCGCTGACAGGTGAGCCGGTCAGCTATTACCAGCAGGATATCAAAGACGTCATCGACGACCTGGCTAATCGTGGATTCATTAAGGTAGCAGAGCGCAAGGTGAAGCGTCGGCGTGTGTATAAGTCGATCGTCACCTGCACGCAGATACTGAAAGACCGCGAGAAGATAGCCGGAGAGCATATTCCAATCGTTCCAGTATATGGCGAATGGTCATTCGCTGGTGACAAGGAGTGCTACGAAGGAGTGGTAAGGCTGACGAAAGACGGTCAACGCCTTCGTAACATGATCATGTCATTCAACGCCGATATTGTTGCTCGTTCACCGAAGAAGAAACCGACCTTCTTCCCTGAGCAAATCGAAGGCTACGAATACATGTACGGTGGAAATGATGACTATCCGTACTATCTGCAGAACAGGACCGATGAAAACGGCAACGACCTGCCGATTGGTCCAATCTCCTACATGGAAAACCCTGAAGTGCCGCAAGCCAACGCTTACATGCTTGAGGCTGCCACCAACGCAGTGAAAGAGGTGGCTAGTCTTGGTGTGGATGCGCAGGCAGCAAACTCTCAGGTCGCTTTCGATACCGTCAATCAACTGAACATGCGGGCAGACCTTGAGACATACGTGTTTCAGGATAACCTTGCTACCGCAATGCGACGTGATGGCGAGATTTATGCTTCAATGGTCAATGATATTTATGACGTTCCTCGTCATGTAACGCTGACACTTGAAGATGGTAGCGAGAAAGACGTTCAACTCTACGCGCAAGTTGTAGATTACCAGTCCGGTAATGTGGTCACACTCAACGACATTCGCGGTCGCTATGAGTGCTATACCGACGTTGGACCATCCTTCCAGAGTATGAAGGAACAGAACCGCGCAGAGATTCAGGAGTTACTCACCAAGGTTCCGCAAGGTACTCCAGAGTTCCAGATGCTGATGTTGCAATACTTCACGCTGCTTGACGGTAAAGGCGTCGAGATGATGCGAGAGTACGCGAACAAGCAACTGGTGATGATGTGGCTGAAGAAACCAGAAACACCTGAAGAGATGGAGATGGTGCAACAGGCGCAACAGCAGCCGCAGCAGCCATCAGCAGAGCAAATTCAGGCGCAGGGTATCCTTCTGCAAGGTCAGGCTGAATTGATCAAGGCAGAGAACCAACAGGCGCAGATTCAGGTTGAAGCCGCCAAGGTTGAAGCCCAAAACCAACTCAACGCCGCGAAGATTGCAGAAATCTTCAACAATATGGACCTCGACAAGCAGGCAGAACTGCGTGAGTACCTCAAGCTCGTAGGTCAATTCCAGCAACAGCGCAGCAAAGATGCTCGTGCTAACGCTGAGCTGCTTCTTAAAGATGCAGACCAGACTCATTCACAACGCATGGATTTCGCGAATCTTATGCGTCAAGTTCAAATCCCCTCCGGCGGAGTAGCCGAGACACCTCAATAAGAGAGAGTTAACCATGGACCAAACCACCGACATTCAGGCTTCTGAAGAATTAACCCTGCCCGGCAATCATGCAGCGGCATCTGCTGATGGCTTAGTTGTCGATAATGCCAACGACAGCGCAGGTCAGGAAGAAGGCTTTGAGATTGTCCTGAAAGACGATGAGAAACCAAAACAAGACCCGGCAACTAATGCTGAATTTGCCCGTCGCCGCATCGAACGCAAACGCCAGCGTGAGCTTGAGCAGCAGATGGAAGCGGTTAAGCGTGGAGAGTTGCCGGAGCACCTGCGGGTGAACCCTGAGTTACCAAAACAACCAGACCCTAACGATTATCTTTCCGAAGATGCACTGGCTAAGTACGACTATGACCAGAGCCGCGCACTGGCTGCCTTCCAGCAGGCAAACAGTGAATGGCAGATCAAGGCCATGGACGCACGAAGCCAGGCTGTCGCCGAGCAGGGTCGCAAAACTCAGGAGTTCACCCAGCAATCAGCGCAATACGTCGAGGCAGCCCGTAAGCACTACGACGCAGCGGAAAAGCTCAATATCCCTGACTATCAGGAGAAAGAGGATGCATTCATGCAACTGGTGCCGCCAGCAGTCGGTGCCGACATCATGCGCCTCTTCCCGGAGAAATCCGCTGCTCTCATGTATCACCTTGGTGCTAATCCTGAGAAAACACGCCAGTTACTGGCGATGGACGGGCAATCCGCGCTGATTGAACTCACTCGACTGTCAGAACGTTTAACTCTCAAGCCTCGAGCCAAGTCTGTTTCAGAAGCCCCGTTACCTGATGAACCCATTCAGGGACACGCTGTTGCTGCAAATATCTCTGCGATTGAAAAGCAGATGGAAGCGGCAGCAAACAAAGGTGATGTAGAGACGTACCGCAAGCTTAAGGCGCAACTGAATAAAGGAATTCGATAATGGCATTAAATGAAGGTCAACTGGTCACATATGCTCTGGATGAAATCATCGAAACCGTCCAGAACCTGACGCCAATGGCGTCCAAAGTGACAAAATACACCCCTCCGGCAGAATCCATGCAACGTTCAAGCAACACCGTGTGGATGCCTGTTGAGCAGGAAGCGCCAACTCAGACAGGCTGGGATTTAACTGGCAACGCAACCGGGATTCTGGAACTCTCCGTGAAATGCAACATGGGCGATCCGGATAACGATTTCTTCGAGCTTCGTGCAGATGACCTGCGTGATGAGCGTTCTTACCGTCGCCGCATCCAGGCATCCGCCAAAAAACTGGCGAATAACATTGAGTCAGCAATTGCCAAACAGGCAACCGAAATGGGCTCACTTGTTGTTCACGATACCCGCGCAATTGGTCCATCTACTGGCCTGTCTGGCTGGGATTTTGTGTCTGATGCAGAGCGCCTGATGTTCTCCCGTGAGCTAAACCGCGATATGGGCATCAGTTACTTCCTGAACCCTGACGATTACCGCAAAGCAGGCCGCAACCTGGTAGATGGTGACATCTTTGGGCGCGTTCCTGAAGAAGCGTATCGTAACGGTACTATTCAGCGTCAGATTGCTGGCTTTGATGAAATTCTTCGCTCACCGAAACTTCCGGCAGTTACCAAGTCAACCGCT